GGGGGGCGGGGGAGGGGGGGGGGGGGGGGGGGGAGGAGGGGGGCGACCGACTGGCTGGTTCTCGATCAAGATGAGGATGTGGACAACTTGACGTGGAGCCGCTCCCCGTGGCCGCTTCCTCCCGTGGCGACGAAAATCACGACGTACCGGCGGGCCACCTACACGGTGATGGAGAGGCATGGATACGTGCGGCGGTTGGCGATGGTGGCCAGCGACGTGGACGTGAACAGAGACCTGCATGCGTTGGAAGATGCGAGGGACTGGGAAGGGGCGGAGGGGCAGGTGATCCCGGACGAAGACGGATGATCCAGATGGCCGCGTTTCTCGCAGCACGTAAGCTGCTGGCGATTCTTCTGTGGGCCCCCGTGAAGATCAGAGACGCAGTGAGATGGACAAGGAGGCGCCCCCGTGGCCGGTAGAGAAAATGCGGAAGTGCGGCTGCGGCGGGGGAACAGGAGGCTGGGGCTGCGGAAGGGGACGTTGGGGCGGGTGCTGGAAGACTACGGGGGGGCGTTGGTGGTGCGATGGGACGGGGAAGGGCAGAACGCAAACGGAATGTTTATGTACGAGCACGAAGTGGAATTCACGGGGCAGGTGCGGAAGTCGGACTCCGTGGAAAGGAAGGGGCCGGAGCTTCAGGAGCGGGGCGAGGGTGGGGTGCGATGGTAGGGCCGAGGGTCCTGGTCAAATGGGCGTGGACGGGGAAGGTGGAAGAGGTGTCGAGGGTGGAGTTCGCGTTTGAGTTCCTGGGGCAGGACATGTACGACGTCATGACGAGGGACATGGGGAAGAGGTTGTTTCGACTGCAGGACTTGATCCTGCTGCCCGAGTGGCCGGAGCGATTCAAGAGGGGGTGGGTGACGCTGCGGGTGGAGGGGGCGGAATGAGGGTGGTTTGGGAGGCGGAGATGCGTCCGATGTGGACGCAAGACCGGCCGAGGCCGCAGAGCCCCGATCTCCGTGCGGCGGAAGCGTGGATCGATGCGCACATCGCGGACCCGACGCTGGCTCTGACGATGGGCGATTGGGATGCGGTGTTGGCGGGGGCGCACGTGAGGGGGGCGGGAGGGGTGGAAACGATCATCAAAGGGATGAAGAAGCGACAGACGGCGCAGCGGCTGCGGGGGCAAGAACTCGAGAAGTTGGCGAAGACGGCGGGGTTGAGCGGGCAAGAGCGGCGGGCGCTGGAGTTGGCCGAGCGGTTCCAGCGGCCGGATGGTCGGCCCGAGATCGCGGAAGTGGCGCGACACATGGAGAAGCGGGACGGGGGTCCAATCAGTCAGGCGACCGCTGCCGTGTATTTGGAGAGGGCGCAGAAGAAGATTTTGAAACGGTTGAGCGGCGAAGAGAACGGGGGAAAGACATGCGATTGATCCGTGGCGATGCCAGGAAGGCGCTTCCAAAGATGGAAGATGCCAGTTTCGATGTGATCGCGACGGACATGCCGTACGGGGAGGTTCAGCTCTGGGGAGAGGGGGAAGGGAATCGGAGCTGGGGCGACCACGGGGGGGTGGGCAGTCCGACCACCGAGTACCACCTCGACGACAAGGACTTCGTGACCGGGTTCATGACGTTGAAGTGGTTCTTGGGGGAAGCCGCACGGCTGTTGAAGCCCGACGGAGTCCTCTACATGACCCTCGGAAGGGGTTGGATACTGCCTCAAGCGTTTCTCCAGGCGGCCAACGCGGGGTTCAAGACGCGTCCGCTGGTCTGGTACAACCCCGACGCGATGCCGCAGCAGCGGGGCCACCCGTGGAAGACGAATGCGAACGTCTGCCTGTTCGGGTATCGCAAGCTGCGGAAGCGGGACGGCGAGATCGTGGACTACGCGGGGCGAGGGGCCAAGAACCTATTCGAGGCGATTCCGCCGAGGGGCAGAACGCGGGTCCACCCTACTCAGAAGCCCGTGAAACTGTTCGAGGAATGGCTCAAGCAGACTCCGGGGCGGGTCTTGGACCCCTTCATGGGGGTCGGAACGACCCTCGTGGCGGCGCAGCGGTTGGGCTTGGACGGGACGGGGGTGGAGACGGAAAAGAGGTGGGTCGAGGAGGCCCAGCGGAGGCTTCGTGAAGAGAGGAACGGCGCCAGGTTCAAGTAACAGGACCGAGCTGTCGAGCCGGCCGGGTCTTCCAAGATGAGAGGCCGGATGAGGGGCTTTCATGCGGCAGCGGGCCGCGTGAGGCCCCGATTGCTACGCCAGGCAGCGGCGATGGTAGGGCCCAACGACGCCGAAGACGTGGTTCAAGAGGCCCTGGTGAGGGCCTGGAGACTCACCAGAATCCGTCCGAAGAACTGGGAATCGTGGCTCTTCCGGATCACCGTGAATACCGCGAAGAACTGGCTGCGGGCGCGGCAGATGGAAATCCCGATGGAGTCGGTGGACAGCATCTTGGAGAGATGGAATAGTGACGGAGACGCATGAGGAGTCGATGAAGCGGCGGCGGCGCGAGCTGGCGTCGATCTATCTCGACGAGGCGCGTCGTCTGCTCGATGAGATGCACCAGCCGGTCATCGTGAAGGGCTTCAGCGCCGGGAAGGTGCTCAAGACGAGGCTCGACGAGCCCGACACGATGGGCAAGAGGAACCTCATGGTTGCTTCCGCCGTGGCCATCGACAAGAGCCTCGTGCTCGAAAAGTTCGACAACCCCGACAAGCAGGGGCTTGCCCTCGTGGATGCGTTCATCGAGCATCTGGCGGGGCCGAAACCGACCGAGGAATGATCCAGGAGCTGTCCCCCAAGCAACGCGAGGCGTTCTGGGGGGCGGATGCGTGGCTCAACATCTTCGATGGGTCGGTGCGGGCGGGGAAGACCGTTGCTAGCCTCTTGAGGTGGCTCAAGAAGATTCGGGACAGCCACGAGGGCGACTTCTTGATGGTCGGAAAGACCGAGAGAACACTCAAGAGAAACGCAATCGACCCTCTGGTGGCGTGGCTAGGTCCCGAACGATGCAAGCTGCACGGCGGCAGCGGCGAGTTGACGTTGCTGGGGAAGCGCGTCTACCTGGCCGGAGCGAACGATGAGAGAAGCGAGACGAAGATCCGAGGACTTGGGCTCAAGGGAGCCTACGCCGACGAGATCACCACGTGGCCCGAGAGCTTCTGGACCATGCTGCTGTCCCGTCTTTCCGACCCGGATGCGCAGCTATTCGGGACGACTAACCCGGATCACCCGGCGCATTGGCTCAAGCGGGACTACCTGGATCGTGCCGGGGAGCTGGACCTATACCGCGTGAGGTTCCGGCTGCGGGACAACACGGCGCTGACGGCGAAGTACATCAAGAACATCACGGCGAGCTACACCGGCCTGTGGCGGAAGCGATACATCGACGGCGAGTGGGTGGCGGCCGAGGGTGCCATCTACGGAGACGTCTGGGACCCGGACCGGCACGTGGAAAGCAAGTTGCCGCCAATGATCCGGGTCTGGGAGGGTGTGGACTACGGGACGACCAATCCGTTCGTGGCTATTCTTCACGGGCTCGGGGTGGACGGTCGGCTCCACGCCTTCGCCGAGTGGCGCTGGGACTCGAAGAAACGGATGCGTAGTCTTACGGCGGGGCAGTACGGGCGCCGGCTCCGCACCTGGCACGAGCGGTTGGGGCTGGAGCCCGAGTGGGTGTTCGTAGATCCGGAGGAGGCGGGCTTCCGGGTCGAGCTGCAGCAGACGGGCTGGAAGGGCGTACGAGCGGCCGACAACTCGGTGCTGGAGGGCATCCGGCTCAAGGCCGACTTGTTGGCGCGGGACAAGTTCCGGGTCCACGAGAGCTGCGAGGGGCTGATCGACGAGTTCCCGGCCTACGTGTGGGACCCGGACGCGGACGAGGACCGGCCGATCAAGGTGGACGATCACAGTCTCGATGCGGATCGGTACGGGACCTTGTCAAGCGAGTTCCTGTGGCGTCGGAAGGTGCTGGGAGGCGAACTGGCCGCATGACGCCGCTAGATGTTCTTATCCTGGCCGTCCTGGCTCTGTTTGGCCCCGCGATTAGTGGAATCTCCGTGGCCATCTTCACCACTAGTGCCGCCCGTCGGGCACAGGGCGACGCGGCGAAGGCGCAGTTGGCGACGGTGCAGGCTCAGGCCGATGCGTCCAAGGCGCAGCAGGCGGCGGCCGAAGCGGCGATCCGCCTCGTGGAAGCGGCAAAGGTCACTGATGCGAGATTGATGGGGCTGGCTGATGGGCAACGTGAGATACAGCGTGTGGCCGTGGGAACGCACGCCATCGTCAACAACCAGCGGACCGTCCTGCTGGCCGTGAACGCGAGGCTGGCTCGGCGGATTGCGGATGAGAATCCGCACGATATCAAGGCGCAGCAGGAGGCGTTGCTGGCCGAGCAGGAGGCCGGCGATGCGCAGTCCGCTCAGAATGAGGGAGTAGGGAGAACGAAGCGATGACCGGGATCTGGTTTGGCTTCGAATGGTGGATGTGGCTGATCGTGGTGCTCCTGACGGGCATCGTGTGGGGCTTCGCAACTTGCCTTGGCGGCTGGATCTGTGGCCGGCTGCAGGCGGGACGGTCAAGGGCGGTCTAGAGGAGACGTAATAAATGGCGACGCTTCACGAGAGCGACATCCCGGGGATCTCGGCCAACGGCGCGATGTTCTTGCGTCAGCTCGCGGATGATCTGGCGCAGGGCAAGGCGGCAATCAACCAGCTCATCACCGACTTCAACGCCCATACGCACGGTGGCATCACGGCGGGCGCAGGGACGTCAGCCGCGCCGACCGCGACAACGGCAGTTCCCGTATCGGTGACCGAGGCGGCGGACCAGACGCTCTGATGCCACTTCCAGAAGGTGGGCCGCACGTTCAGTGGCCGCCGCTTGAGCACACGCACCTCTATCGTCGGTACGAGGAGCATTCCGCGTGGTACGGTGGCGATCCGAACCAGCTCTCCGATTTCTACGTGTACGGCTACGGGCGGTCCCACCGACTGGGAGACGCGCCGGGATCGGGTGCCGGGATCGGGGGGCCTGGGGCTCAGGTCATGCCGACCCACGTGAGCCTGTGGCGACTCAATTTCGATCGATTCTGGGCCAGGGCGGTCACTGCCCCGTGGCGACGCCTGATGGTGCACGTGCCGCTACCCGCTGATATCGCGACGACTAGCGCCGATCTCCTGTTCAGCGATCCGATCCAGGTTCTCATTACCGGGGCGCACGAACCGACAAGCGCTCCCGGGGCAATTGCGATTCAGGATCGGATCGATGAACTGGTGTACTCGGAGAGCATCCGAGCGACGCTGGTCGAGGCGGCCGAGACGGCAGCGGCGCTGGGTGGTGTCTATCTCCGCGTCACGTGGGACCGGGATGTCGAACCGGAGCATCCGCTACTGACGAAGGTGGACGCGGACTCGGCGGTGCCGGAGTTCAAGTGGGGACGACTCTCGGCGGTGACCTTCTGGCGGGTGGTCAACGTGTCCAGCGATACCAAGGGGGTGTGGCGCCATCTGGAGCGGCACGAGCCTGGGTATATCCTTCACGGACTGTACGAGGGGACGGCGGCAGAGCTGGGGTTCCCGCGTCCGCTGTCGCTGATGGGTCCGGACTGGACAATCACGGACCAGGAACCGGACGCCAGCGTTATCGAGACGGGCGTCCAGTGGCTGACTGCCGTGTACATTCCGAACATGCGGCCGAATCGGGTGTGGCGTGGCTCGTCGATGGGTCGGTCGGACTACGACGGCGTCGAGGCCCTGTTCGATGCGCTCGACGAATGCTGGACTTCGTGGATGCGCGACCTTCGTCTGGGCCGGGCGCGGATCATGGTGCCGCAGGAATACTTGGACGCGCAG